GATCTATCCAAACGTGCATCCTCTGCGATGCACCTATAATATCTTGGTTAACTATACCATATCTCCAAGCAATCATTGAATCGTCATTATGAAGAGGACGATATGATGCTAGAGCACGGCCATAATGAAAACCATTTCCATTGATCATAATTCTAACACAAAGTTTAGAACGCAAAACATTAAAATTGGAAATACGGTTAATAACCCGCAAATTTTCAAAATAGAGTTGCCAAGGATTAATAGTTGTGCCAAAAACCGAACCAACGGTCCAATTAATGGAAGCAATTTTAATAGGTCTGGAAAAGAAATTATTCAAATCAGCATCATTAGTATCTACAGTGCGGTGAACATCATCGAGTTGGTTATCGATAGAATATGTCCACTGCTGATTTTGATCTGAAAAACCTACAGTTTGTTGTTGAGTCTCATTGGACTCTGAATTAATTTTTATGTTCATTTTTGAAGTAGTCTATTTATTTAAACCAGTCAACTCTCTGACTAAAGAGTGCTGGGTGTGTACTTACAGTGGTTGACGAAGCCACCCCTAAATAGGGGTATCATACGAGGATGATGTCTATTTACATTAAAGCCTATAAAATTACGTATAGTATACAAAAACATATAATTATGGTATCCAGAAATGTAAAGAAAGATTTAATTTATGTGCAGGATTCGGCCGCACAGTGGGATTGTTCAGAACTTTCCATGTTCATATCATCGAAGCCATAACGTTGATTCCACGATTTAACGCGATCATCGAATGAAACATCGAGCATTTTACAGAGATTAGCAATCTCTGATTGTTGGGCTACACTCTGCATCTGGGATTGGCGAAGATTATAGGTCTCACGACCATGGAAAAACCATTCACGGATCGCACCATCAATACAGGTAGCGGCGAGTTCTTGTTTGGTCAAAGATTTTGAGCGCAAATTCGAATGCAAACTTTTGAAGATCGATTCTTCGTCAAGAGCTCCCACATGACGTTCCAATTCAGGAATAAACACATTTTTCCTTTTCAAGAAATCCGCATCTTCATCCTTCATATAGGGCGTAGGTGTAGAAGTTTTGTCTGGCATGGTGAATTTCATATC